CTATCGTGAAATATTGCTAATGAAATCCCTGACCATAACATAGAATATGCACTTGGATTTGCAATACCAGTAGTGTAATTACCACCAAATGACAAAACATGACCAAATTGTCCATTATTGCGGATTTTGCAAATAATAAACACGTCTTGAAATCGTTGTACTGCTGGGCCATAGTAAAATAATTGACCATTAGGAAATGCGTCAGAAATATCTAATGTGGCATATGGTCTGTCAAATGGCATAACAGTTGATTCAATCTGAATGGTTTCACCAGCTAATTCAACATTGCCACTATAGTTATAATCAGACCACACATAGTAATTGATACCGTTGATGACAACTGGACTACTGTCGTCATTCCGTGCGGCATCCCAAACGGTAGATATATTGCCAGCACGAGTAGGTATTGCGTTGCGAATAATAATTTCCGTCATTAGTCACCTCCAAAGGCAACATATACCATAACACCACGTTTCATCATCAAAGTATTTAATCGCTCACGAACACGCTTCATAAGACCAACATCATTTGGCCACTTACGTTTTTTATGAAACGATGGTTGTTGCGAAGCATAGTACATCATACCACTGTACGACGCATTATTAGTGATAGTATATCCCGAAATGGTTTCCTTAATTTTCCATTTTTCGTGCATTTTTTCAGATGGCCGCAAAACCTTACCGGATAATGACATTCGTTCATATCGGTATTTTTTTGTAGCCTTTACTGCAACACGAACATCAAACGTTTGCAAAACGTTTTTAGAACGATTATCAGCTGATTGGTAGCGATAAAACAAACCAACATCACGAATGTACAATGGATTCATACCACGGTCAGGTGGCACTGGTGGATAGTACTTCATATATGGCATAACCGCTTCATCAATCAACGTATCAAGCAATCCTTTAATACGTTTATCAACAGCATGTTTTGATACAGGTTTCTTGTATCGTTCTACTACCATATTTAATTTACTACTCATCTTCACATACATCATACCGTTGTTCTCCGTATTTCAATTTCACAACGACAAAATGGATGTGCTGGGGGAAGCTTATCCCATCCCTCGCCACGCCGTTTTTTGTTTAACGGTCGACACTTGAGGCATACCAATTCATCTTTGGCAGTGTTCCAAATCAATTCAGTCAACATGCCATTTTCTTCAAGAACATCTTGAAGTGCCTTGCTGATATATGCCTTGATATTGGTAAACTCGGTAACGGCAATTACTTCCGAACGTCGGTCGCCAAAAATAACTTCGTTAATCAAATCCATTGATTCAGGTGGAATCAAATCATCATTTACATATCCTTGATACATCTTGTATGTGGAATCATACAGTTGTTTGCGACGTTCCTCAAGATAATTATTGTATGGCGTTTGTAATACCCGTTCAACATCAACAGGGTCGACAATGAAAAAATCATTATTTTGTGCAATAAGTTGGCTTAGCATTGTGCTTTTCAACACACTCACCACACCATTAGCAAACAATCGTGCAGATTCTTGAATGTCAGAATTAGGCTTTAATTGTTTTCCAACTTTACGAATACGTTCGTACAATGGTCGTTCTTCTTCAGTAACATTTTCACCTGCTACTTTCTTGAACGCCTCAAATACATGATGTACAACTTCTACATCATGTATAGATTTTAGTGCATCACGCAACACTAGCTGGTCGGCAATTTCAATTTGGTCTGACACAAACGATACATCAGCATTTTTTCCACGCTTAATGGATTTAATTGACTTTTGCTTCCAACGTTGCAAATCGTCATAATTAAATCGTTTTGGCATGTCTATTGCCGTATCATCAACGACCATTTCTTCCTGTGTAAACTTGTCAGCAACATCATTGGGAGCATATTGCATTGGTGCATATCCCATCATGTCACGGGCTTCGTCTACTGTTAGCACAGGAGAACCAACAAGCGTCATAATACCTTGTGCTTTTTCCAATTCATCACGCTGGTACGTTTCCAACTTGTCTGGCCGTGGCTCAATATGCAATCCTGCTTTTTCCAATAGTTGTTCGTTAATTGCATCACAAATTAACCGACATTGTGGTACGATGGTGTTTTCATAAAACGACAACGTATCCACTTTGGCAGTGGCATAGGTAGCGGCGTTTGACAACACAAGCGAGTGTGGAACACCAAGTGCAGTCAACGTATCAGTACGTGCCTGTTCGGTCAAATCAGGATTTACAGTGTCTTTCAACGTGTCGCCAATAATAATTGGTTTTACATCTGCTCGAATTGCCACCGTGTTCCACGCATTGCGAACACCCGATACAAATCGCTTCCACCAATTTTCTAACTTTTCCATTTCAGCTTGTTGAGCTGGGCCAGCAACAGATAATAGTGTTGCTTTAATTGCGCCACGTCGCCAAAAGTTTTCTAAAAATTGGTCAAGGAAATATAGAGTACTTGCCGAACGCATTGCCACTTGAGCATCGCCCTGTCCATAACCACTTTCGTACTCTACTGATGGCATCCATATGTAGATTACTTCGTTCAATCCAAGTTTAATGGTTTTGTTTCCAATGCGTCGAACAAAACCAGTTAATCCTTGATTTTGATTATATTCTGGCTCAATCGTGGTCGGAAGCGCACAGCGCAAACGACCATTTAATCCAAAACGATTTCGTTCAATAAGAAGATATGCACGACCGTACAAACACAAATGCAATTCCACTTGGTGCATAAGTGGTCGCATCATTCGCAAAAACTTCACAACATCTTCTTGTGCAGTAATATCTTCTTGATTACGCATCATGATGTATGGCATACTAGCCACCGCTTTGGCACGAATAGTTACCGCACGATGCAATACGGGAACAGTATGAAATGCTTGAATTGGCGAAATTGTGTTTGTATCATCAGGTTTCCCCTCAATATATCGCCAATAACTTGAGGGAAATGCCTCGATTGGAATGCTCTTAATATTTAATCCCATAGTAGCAATTTCCCTCCGTTGCCAAGCATTGGTAATGCTCCACTTACCGCATCAACATAATCATCATGCCTACCCACAGGAAACATACTAACTTCGTCAATAAAATCCTCACACCATTGACCAGCAACAAGAAACAACTTTCCTTGTTCTGCCCGTGTTGCCCAAGCCATTGCACGAGTTACTTTATCTTTCTCTACCGACAATCCTGATAAATTAACATGTGCAATTTCGGGAATACGCATCAATTCTTGAATTGCCGCAATTCCATGCAACGCTTTTTCTACATAATGAAATACGTATGGCTCGGCAATCATTGTTTGTATCATTAACTTCCGAACGTCAGGCCATTCCATTTTTACATGAATGGCATCACGAATATACATATTTCCCTCATCATCCATTGCTACTGCAACAGATGCAGTAAAGTCTGCTTGTGTACGAGTACTTGCCGCCAAATCCCAGTATCGTACCCACATCAAACCATCGGGAGCTTGTGGTATCATGCGAAACCATGAACGACGAAACATAGCATCAGATACATCAAGAAACTCACCATCAATTTCTTGTGCCTGCCATTCACTTGTGTATGATTGCATCAATGATTCCACAAAGCCCTCTGGCAAAAATGGATTATCCCTTGTACTTGACTTGATTATTGCATAGTTTTGTTTATTCGTAAACAATTTATATAACCAGTTTTTTCCTCGGGGAGTTGTAACTGCCCATCCTCTCCCAGGGCTTTTACGCAGACGACCAATCATAATGTTCCAAACAATTTCTGGAAGCATGGCGGCTTCGTCTAGCATAAACCACCCAATATTTGGGCCACGTAACCGTTCAGGATTTTGTCCTGACATAAATATGATTTTGCGATTACCATACAATTCGGCAGTCATATCACCTGCCTTGAAATCTTTTAGGATTCCTGCACTGCGTGATAATTCCAAAAAAGTTTCCAATGTCGCTTCTCGCAACATCGGAAATGTTGGTGCAACGACCATGCCTGTTGAGTTAGGTGGTTGACGAAATGCTTCGACAACACCAGCACGGGTTTTACCACTACCGATTCCACCTACAAACAATCGAAACTTTGCCTCACTCTTCCAAAAGTTTTGTTGGGGCTTCGTCGATTTCGAGTGTTTGACTGTGGTTATCATCTCCTGTTGAGATGTCGATGATGTAGTCACGTTTAATCTCCTGTTCGATAACACGGCGACCATAAATATGGGGGAAACGTCGCTCTAACTTCCAAGCGGCCGCCTGCCATACTCCCGATGATGCGGCTTGGTCAATCACATGTAGCCAACGAAGTGTTGCTTGAGATTCTGCTAATTCTACCTGCTCGCGAAACTCTGGATATTGTTCCATCCAGTCATAGTAAGTGCGTGTGGCAATTCCAGCATAGCCACACGCATGAATGATTGTTGCCCCTTGACCAATCGCCATTAAAAATCGTTTTACCCTGTCAGGCGTATATTTATTTACTAAAGCCATTTCTGGTTTCCTTTCACCTTAA